TTAACATTGGGTTATAAAAAATAAACATTTTTTTAGAATATTTATTCATTGTTAATGTTTTTTTTTTTGAATTATTATTTTTTCTTTTATTAGCAATAAGTTTTAATGATCTTATTTTATTATAACTTTTACTCATATTATAAATATATAATATTATCTTGGCAATAATATATATTTAATTCTATTAATTTATAGTAATTGTAAACTTAGGAGCAATTTGAATATTAATTTGATACTTCTGTAAGTTAGTATTTAATGTAGGTATATCAGATATATGTGTTTCAATTAGGTTATCTATTTTCTGTAATGTTTTTTTCATAGTAGTCGTTTTTAAAAAGTCAATTTTATCAAAACAGGCTAATATCAAATTAAAATTTGCTAGATCTGCATCTGAAATAGGTATTGTAGAGGGAACTAATCCGTTTATTGGTGGTACAGCTACGCTTTGCACTGCATTAATTGGTATTTTTACTGCTACTGCTCCTGGTACCATGACTGGTGTATTTGGTGGCGAAGGTAGTAATGCCGCTACTCGTGCCGCTACTGCTTTATCTGATGCTTCTCTATCTATTGCTCCTCTTAGTGATGCTTTTAGTGATGATTTTGGTGGCGAGGGTAGTACTGGTGTATTCGGTGGTGCGGATAGTAATGCCGCTACTCGTGCTGCTTCTGCTGCTGCTGCTTTATCTTTTTCTGCTTTAAGTGCTTCTATCATAGCATTTGTTTCTTTTGCTATTTCATGTTTTCTATAAAAACGTTCTATTACTTTCTGTGCTGTTGCTTCTTTTGCTAATCTTGCTGCTTCTGCTTCTGCTGCTAAAAATTCCTCTGCACTTTGTAGTCCTGCTGCTTCTGCTGCTGCTGCTGCTGCTGCTGCTTCATCGCCTGCTGCTAAAAATTCCTCTGCACTTTGTAGTCCTGCTGCTTCTGCTGCTGCTGCTGCTTCATCGCCTGCTGCTGCTGCTGCTCCTGCTTCTGCTGCTGCTGCTGCTGCTGCTGCTGCTGCTGCTGCTTCATCGCCTGCTGCTGCTGCTGCTCCTGCTTCTGCTGCTGCTGCTGCTGCTGCTGCTGCTGCTGCTGCTGCTTCATCTCCTGCTGCTGCTTCTGCTGCTGCTTCATCTCCTGCTGCTGCTTCTGCTGCTGCTTCATCTCCTGCTGCTGCTTCATCTGCTACTAGTTTTGGATTTAAATTTCGTAGTAAAATAGTACTTAACAAAAGTAATCTATTTGGTAATTTTGTTGCGTCTTCTACTTTACTAGCCGAGCGCAATGGCAATGACAAGTAATCTCCTGCTTCTCTTGCTTTTGCTAGTCTCGCTTCTTCTGCTAGTCTTGCTTCTTCTGCTAGTCTTGCTGCTTCTTCTGCTTCTCTTGCTTTTGCTTCTGCTGCTTGTGCTTCTTCTCTTTCTTTTGCTTCTTCTGCTTGTGCTTCTTCTGCTAGTCTTGCTTCTTCTGCTAGTCTTGCTGCTTCTTCTCTTTCTCTTGCTTCTTTTGCTGCTGCTGCTTGTGCTTCTTCTCTTTCTCTTGCTTCTTTTGCTGCTTCTGCTGCTGCTTCATCTGCTGCTTCCGCTGCTGCTTCCGCTGCTGCTTCCGCTGCTGCTTCTGCTTCTGCTGCTGCTTCTGCTGCTTCTGCTGCTTCTGCTGCTTCTGCTGCTTCTGCTGCTTCCGCTGCTGCTTCCGCTGCTGCTTCTTTTTCTCTTGCTTCTGCTTCTCTTTCAAATCTTGCTACTACTGCTTCTGCTTCTTCTAGTTTTTTTATTGCTTCTCTTGCTTCTGTTGCTAGTCTTGCTTTTTTTGCTGCTGCTGCTTCTGCTGCTTCTGCTGCTTTTGCTGCTGCTGCTTCATCTGCTGCTTCTTTTTCTCTTTCTCTTGCTTCTGTTGCTAGTCTTGTTTGTTCTGCTTCTTCTGCTGCTCTTAATTCTGCTTCTTCTGCTGCTGCTTCTTTTGCTGCTTGTGCTCGTGCTTCTGCTCCTTTTATTATTTCTGCTAATACTATTGCTGCTTCTGTAACTTCATCTATTTTCCTCCTTGTCTGACCGATTGATGTTTTTTTACTAGGTGAATATGGAGCGCTTTTATTCTCCAATAGATTTGTTTTCATAACTTCTGCACCAATTACTTTCACACTGATATCTTGTATTTTACGTTTAATAATTCCATCTGGATCTATATCAGGAGTTTGTATTAGTTTTTCTCTTACTTTTTTAATTTCTGCGCGTTGTTTTGGCAATAACTCTTCTAATGTAGTAATCAACTCTTCTATTTCGTCCATTACTTGTGCTTCTTCTCTTGCTGCTGCTTCTCTTGCTGCTGCTTCTCTTGCTGCTGCTTCTCTTGCTGCTGCTTCTCTTGCTGCTGCTTCTCTTGCTGCTGCTTCTCTTGCTGCTGCTTCTCTTGCTTCTCTTGCTGCTGCTTCTCTTGCTTCTCTTCCTGTTGCTTCTCTTGCTGCTGCTTCTCTTGCTGCTGCTTCTCTTGTTGCTGCTTCTCTTACTGCTGCTTCTCTTGCTGCTACTTCTCTTAGTGCATCTATTTCTTTGCGTTCTTCATCTATTTCTGCGCCAAATTGTTTAATTATGATTTCTGCCTTGTCATTTTCTTCGTTTTGGGTTTGTATATTTATTTCTTCTGAGTTATTCGATATTTCTCTTAGATTTTTTAAAATTGCTTCTGCTTCTTGTTGTAAGGCATCTCCTGTATGTCTTGATAGATGTCGTTTCTGGCTTCCTTGTATTAATTGTAGTTGTTCTTGTCGTGTTGATATTAAGTTCATCAATGAAGCAATAATAAATTTCCGCATTTTTGCTATTTTGTCTTTTTTTTCTTGTATTAGAAGTCGAGTTTTTTTCCTTGCTGCTCTTCCTCTTGCTGCCGCTGCTATACGTGTTTGTGCAAATGGTTCTCTTTCTTTTTTTGCTTCTGCTTCCCAAGTTTCCTTCCTCCTTAGTGCAGCATCTCTTTCTTTCTTGTCGTCTAATTGTTTCTGAGTCGGTAATGGAATTCGTGCATCAGGCCATGCCTCTCTCGGTTGCGTTTCAGACCTTGTTGTCGCTTGCGGAGTGCGTATTATTGGAACATGACGACTCATCGCAAATGGTTTATTGTCCGGAGGGATTTGGGATGGGTTTAATGAAGGACTATTTCTATAACGCTGATAAGAACTTTGTGCAGGAGGCAGTTGATCCGCCATTATAATTATAATATATTATATTATATGTAAGTTTATAATTATTTAAACTAAATTTTCTTGTAATGATGTAATTATTTTTTTATTTAATTTACGTCCACTTGCCAATTTTATATTTTCTAATTTTGCAATATTATCACTTTTCAAAGCATTTAATAAATTTTCCATATTTTTAAATTCATTTGATAATGCCAACGAAGAAACATTACTAATACCTGGTATTTGCATCAACATAAGTTGAAAAATATTTTCACTATTTATATGTGATTTTTTTGTTGCCTTAAGTGTACTAATATAATTTGTATTATTACTTGAATCACTTAAATCACTTAAATCACTTAAATTATTATAAAATCCTGGTTTATTTTCTCTTAGCAATTTAGAAGCAAAAGCCATTAATATATCCCCGGTTTCTGTCTGATTTAAAACATTAATAACCGAAAATCCTTTATAATAATTGAGAGAAAATAATGACGAGTATAATGTAGTTCTAAATTTTGGATTGTATTTAATAATTGCTCCTTCTAATAAATAAATTATATTGTGATTATGTAAAGTTGTTTCATTTAATCTAAATGATTGTTCACTATAACGTCCGTCTTTAATAGATGCTTCTAAATCAGAAAGAGATTTTCTCTCAATTATTAATATTTCTTTACTATTTACTTCATCATAAAAAACATAATCACCAATAGTTAAATTTTTTTGAACAATTGTAATTTTAGTATTTGAAGTTTCATTTAAAGAAATAATATAATTTACTAATGTTTTTGGTTCTCTCAAATCAATAAATAATTGCATTACTTATTATACTAATTAATGTATAATAAAAGTTATTTAAATTAGTATTATTTATAATTTAATAATATTAATTTGGAATTAAGTTATTAACCCAATATATGTCTGTTACGAACCGGATTATATAAAGTTGTCGCTTTTTTGCCTAAAAATTGTGCGCAAACTTTATTATCAGCATAACTCTTATTTCGTCCGCAACGATTGTCAAGAGCAAGCGCAGGCAAATTTAATCCTTTGTTATATCCGACTAACCCTGTAACATTTGGTCTTACACCAACGGTTGAATTTGCGCCTGCCATAGAACCAAAGACGTTCGTGCTATTTGTATATAGGTTGCTACCAAATTTCGAAATTTTTTTTCCAGGCATCTTTTTATAATAATATATATTATTTTATTTTACAAATTAAAATAATAAAATAATAAAAATATAAAAATTAAATAAATAAAAATTAAATAAATAAAAATTAAATAAATAAAAATTAAATAAATAAAAATTAAATAAATAAAAATTAAAAAAATAAATAAAAATTAAAATTGTCTTAAATATATTAATTTATAATTATATTATTTAATATAATATGTTTTGTGGTGAGGTGACTTTAAATAACAATAATTGTTTGAAAGATATTAATAGCGATGAAGAATCCAATTCTGATAATGAATTACAAACAACAATTGGCAATTTAAAATTAGACAATGAAGAACTACTTTTTAATCCATATAATAGCAATAATAATGAAATTAATATTGCCAACGTTCAAGAATTATTATCAAAATATGGAATTTTCACTAAACCATTCAATATTGAATTATATAAAAGAGCATTTATTCATAAATCATATACAAAACGTCCTAAATTAGAAAATTCTATTGCAAATATTATTATTTCTGATAAACCTGAAAATTGTTTACCGCTTAAAACCAAATCTAATGAGCGTCTAGAATTTCTTGGTGATGGAGTTTTAGAACTTATTACAAAATATTACTTATATAAACGTTTTCCTAAAGCAGATGAAGGATTTATGACTGAAAAAAAAATCGCATTAGTAAAAAACGAACATATCGGAAAATTAGCACTCGAAATGGGTTTAAATAAATATTTTATTATTTCTCGGCACGCAGAAGATAAGAATATTCGCAATAATTTAAAAAAATTAGGTTGCTTATTTGAAGCATTTATTGGTGCTATATTCCTAGATTTTAATCGTATTTCTATTAAAGATGAGTATGGATGGTTTGAAAATGTATTCAATTGTGGTCCAGGACTACAAATGGCACAAATTTTTGTAGAAAATGTATTTGAAAAGCATGTAGATTGGACTAATTTAATTAATAATGATGATAACTATAAAAATAAACTGCAAGTAATTATTCAAAAAGAATTTAAAATTACTCCTGATTATGTAGAATTAAGAACTCCTAAAATTGATGATGATGATGATAATGATAAATTATATGTAATGGGACTTTATATTTGCTTTGGACAAAATATTCATAATGCTAGAATTAGTAATGCTGTTAACTTTGATAAATTGGGTTCATTTAAAGCAATTCATGAATTATTGGAAAAACAAGATAAATTATTAGTGTTTTTAACAAAAGCAGAACATAAAATTAAGAAAAAAGCCGAACAAATTGCATGCGACCAAGCAATTAAATTAATTGAAAAATAAGGATGTCGTATTAAACTTTAGTAGATTTATATAATATATAATATATAATATATAATATATAATATATAATATTACTTTATGAGTTTATGTAAATATAGAGATATATTTGGAAAAGTAGGACAAGGAGGTCATTCATTAAGATTTTTTAATATTGCTGTAGTTGATACAGTATTAACATTTGTTGCTGCTTATATTATTAATTACTATTTGAAAACTGATTCATTGTTACTAATTTTTTTTATATTAATCATTCTTTCAATATTGATTCATAAAGCTTTCTGTGTAGAAACTACCCTGACAAAAATGTTTTTTTCTTTTAAATAAATAACTTAATATTATTAATAAATTTATTATAAAATTGAAATTTATTAATATAAATATAAAACCAAAAATAATATAAAATGGATACTTATATAAATAAAACACGCAATGAATTAATAGTTGTTTGTAAAGAGCAAAAAATCAAAGGTTATAGTAGTCTTAAAAAAGATGATATAATTAATTTATTATTAAATAATAAATTTTCATCAAATTCTACAAATACTATAGTGAATGTTCAAACCGAAAATATTGTTACCGTATGTGACTTCTTTTGTGGAGCAGGTGGATTTTCTGAAGGATTTTATCAAGAAGGATTTGACATTGTATTTGCTTTAGATTATTGGAAACCAGCATATATAACACATGAACATAATCATAAACATTGTAAAAATGTATGTATGAATATTCTTGATATTGATTCGCCAGAAAAAATAGATGAAATTATTCCAGATACAGATATTATTATTGGTTCTCCTCCTTGTGTATCATTCTCAAGTTCAAATTTAAGTGGTAAAGCAGATAAGACATTAGGACTTCAATTAATTAAACAATTTTTAAAAATAGTTCTTTATAAAAAATCTAAACCAAATAGTAAGTTAAAATATTGGATAATGGAAAATGTACCTAATAGTATTGAATTTATAAAAGATAAATATACAGCATTAGAGTTAGATTTAGACCCCTCATTTCCTGATTTAATTATTAGTATTAAAAACATATTAATAGCGTCCGACTATGGCAGTCCACAAGGTAGAAAACGAGCAATTGTAGGTGATTATATTACACCAGAAATAACACATTCAATTAGTAATAATATTCATACAAATAAAATATTAGAAGCATTGGGTTCACCGTTAAATAATACACAGCGAAATATTAGTGACCCATCATTTCCATTAATATTAGCAAAAAATAATGTAACAGATCATTTTTATGATAGTGAAATACCAAACGAATGGGCAGTTAAAGCAAGACGATTGAAAACAGACCATGGTTTTATGGGAAAAATGGATTTTCCAGATAGAACAGACAGGCTTTGCAGAACAATTATGGCAACTGAATCTTATTGTTCTCGCGAGTCAATTATATTTAAGAAAGAAGATTGTTTGAATAAATATAGAGCGCCTACTATTAGAGAATTAGCATGTTTAATGGGGTTTCCAATAGACTATCAATTTGTTGGAACAAATAGTAATTCTAAACATAAACAAATTGGAAATGCGGTTTGTGTTCATATGTCAATGGCCTTAGCTAAAGCTATAAAAACACATATGGATGTTCATTTAATAAAAAAACCAAGAACACTTGTTAAAGCAAATATTAATTTAAATGATTTAAAAATCCCATTGTTTTCAAAATATAAATTATGTCCTAAAAAAATGAATAGCAAATTTCATATACATATTCCAAATCTTAAAATTAATCAATTAAGAGTTGAATTAGATAATATTACATCTAATTTTGATAAATCACAATATGTATGGAGATGCGTATTACATAAGGGTTCCGGAAAAAACGCAATAAGTGTTCAGTTTGATAATCACAAATTACATGCTCTTATTTGTAATCATAAATTATTTAAGGAATTAACTAACTTTATAAACATTAATATTAAACCATATGTGTATTGTAGTTATAAATTTCAAGAAAAAAATTGTAATATAGTAAATGAAAATAATGAAACACATTATTCCCCTGAAGCATTATTAGAATTAATAGCAAATAAAATTACAGAACTAACTATTAAAGATGATAAAATTGAAATTGATGAATTAGATATAATTCTTAAATACGCTAAAAAAAATACCTATTCAATGGAAATTATTTATGCCCTATATATATTAAATGCTGTAGTAGAAAATTTAATCACTTAGTCATACTAATTTTAAATCACATATATTCTTCCTTTATTGATATGCTTCTACCCTTTTTAATTAATATATCTTCAATATTCTTTTTACATATTTCACATATATTTAAAGCAACAATTAATGTAATAAAATTGGATGTATAACCAAGAGCACGAGAACCACTACCATGTCCTGCCCCATGTGGATGTATATGTAAGTATCTTTGCCCTTTTTGAGATACTTTTTTTTCAAGAATATATTGCCTAATCATAGAATAATCATTATTAATTATTTCGCAAACTTCAGATGGCAACTTTTCAATATTAAAACATATAATATATAACATAGTTTGACTTAATAATTGGTCAAATGTTTTTAATTTTATTTTATCATCATTTCTTACTATTAAAATACAACTTTTGCTTTTTTTATAATACGGACAATCTGAAAATTTTTCATTAATACTAATATTTTTAAAGGTTTCATAATTTTTTGTACTACCACAATTAGTTAATGTTTGTCGTTCTTTTGCATTTTTTCCACCATTTTTAAGAGACTTAAATGCACAAGTTTTTATATCATAACCCAATTTAACAATATCAGGACTTGAATCACTATTAGGTTTTTGACCAAATAATGCATATTCTATCATTTTTCCAGTTAGTCCTTTGTCTTTAGTATTTTTATTAGATTTTAAATTTTCAATTAAATCTTCTTCGCTTGGGAGACCATTACATATAGTTCTGGCATATTGCATAATATCGCTTAAAGTTTTATTTTTTATATATAAATTCAAATCTTCCAAGTAGTTATATAAAATAACGCTATTACCAATAACATCTAATA